TCGCTTAAAATATCCGAATTGTTGCCACCTTATGGTGGACCAGAGGGGAGCTTAAACGAACACTCCGCCTGTGCGGAATTTTCGATATTATCTACAGCAGAGGCGTCCATTGGAATTCTCACGGTATTCTTTTTTCCAGAGAAGCTGAAGACGATCTTCAACTCGTCATCATAAACATACACCGCGACGAGGAAGGTGTCAAATAGGCGCGCCTGATATTTTTTGTTGCAGATGTCGCCATCTCGGTACATTTCCAAACCGGCAATCAAGTCATCTCTGGAAATTTCCACAATATCGCTCTTGGCGATAGCGATTTTCGCCTCGATGGACGAACGATCCGCCTCAAGCTCCAGCAGTCGGCCCTTGGTCGTCTCAGTGATAATGCCCTGCTCAATGGCAGCCATGATGTTCTTGATACTGCGGTTTGTATCATTGAGCTGATCCTGGAGTATGCTGATGTGCCCGTTCGCTTCCTTACGCTTGTTATAGGCAATCGTGCTATCTGCGATCCATTCGATAGTTTCGTCTTGCAGCACATATTTTCTGATCACCTCTGCAACAATCATCTCAATATCATCTCGCCGCACATTTTTCTTGTCGCACAAACTTCCTGTACGGCGGTTCTGGCAGGTGTAATAATAATGCAACGCCCCTGTTTTGCTGGTCCCGGATATGCCAACCATCGGGGCCTTGCACTTGCCACAGAAGAGCTTTCCTGTCAGCAAGTAATCCCCGTTGACACGGTGCCGGCCTTGCGGATTTTTTTTCGTAGTGACCACCTCCCGAACTTTGTAAAAGAGCTCGTCGCTCACAATTCTCGGCACGCCGCCTTCGATGCGAATGTCTCCCCAGATATATACTCCGCGGTATCTTTCGTTGGCGAGCATTCGATGGAAGCTGCTTCTATTCCACGCCTTTCCGGTAGAGGTTTTTATCCCTCTGGCGTTCAGATCGTTGATAATATCCACAAACGGCTCGAGGGAGGCAACTCGCACAAAAATCTCGCGCACGATAGCTGCCTTCGGCTCGTCCAACGCATAGCGGCCATCCTCGCCTTTTTTGAACCCAAGCCCCAATGCCCCGTTTACCTTGCATTTCGATGCATTGTCCTCGAGGCCGCGCTTGATATCCTCCGCCATGTTCTCGCTGTAAAACTGGTTGACATTCATCATGGAGCGGGCGGCGAAGCGGCCAGCTGCGGTGTCGTCAAAATCTTCCTCCACATAGAGGACGCGAACGCCCAGCTCCTGAAGCTTGGCCTCGTTCACCAAGGCCTCCAGCATATTCCGGCCCATCCGGTTGGACTTCCATGCAATCACATACTTGAATTTGCCCTTGGCGGCATCACGCATCATCCGCTGGAAGTCTTTGCGCTTGTCGGTGCGGCCGGTGACTGCGCGGTCACAGTAGTGCTCAACCAGCCTGATCCCGTACTCCCGTGCCAGCTCCTCATTTTTGGCTATCTGCTGCTCAATGCTGAGATCCTTTTGGCTGTGGCTGCTATACCGGGAATAGTCGACACCGTCTCCGATGATTTGGGACTTGGCGCCCCTCTTTGGCTTTGCCGGCTGCTTCGTGGTACTTCTGGCCAACGGTATCGACCTCCCTTCTTCTACTGATAGTCTTCCCTATGTTGTACTTAGATTACAGATATACAGATACAGTTACAGGTACAGTAACAGATACAGAGACAGTGCGCACACGCACGCGCGCACGCGAGGTATCGCTACCTCATGCATACGGTATAGAAGCGTATAGATACGGTATCAAATTCCAAGCAGTTGTTTCTTCTTTGCGTCGAACTCTTCCTGTGTCAAAATGCCATCATCCAAAAGTTCTTTTAAGCCGCGAATTTCCTCTACAACAGAGACGACCTTCTTTTCGCCGCTGGTTGCACTTTTTGCATCCTCGGAATAATTTGAGATATAATCTCGAACTTGCAACGCAGTTTCCAAATCAGCCTTGAGAAAAAAGAAGCTCTGCTCCGCTCCAAGTGCAGCGCCGATCCCACCGAGACTAACTCCAAATGACGCAGCTTGAGCAGTGCGGAATGAAATTGTCCCGGGGTTAAGCAGCCGCGGCTCCTTCAGAGAGAACGACTGGATTTTGGACAAAGGGAATGTTTCTTCTTTGCGCTTTGACTCCACGACCAGGTTGGACCCTATGACATGGAGCGTAAAGCCATTCATACAGCGCAGAGTGATTTCTGGATTGTTCATTGCGGCCTCCTCTACACGGACTATCCCATATACAGGATACACCGTGTCGTTGTCAGTCGAAAGTGATTTTATTTCTTTTCCTGCAAAAGTCACAACATCAGTGCTATAATATGCATACAATGCCAGCAAAACATCAGCAAAGGGGTTGAGAAACATGGGGGGAAACGCAGAGTACGTGGAGATATTACGCATCCTTGCCAGCCTATCCAAAAAGGAAAAGTTGCAAATAATCAGTTTCCTGCGCGCTCTGAAAGGAAGCGAAGATAGTTTACCGCCTCACGCTTCTGCTCTGGAGATAAAGACATGATGAGAGAAGCAATTTCTACATCAAGTTTGCTGGCCTGCCCGCCCTCTAACATGGGGGCGGGCTTTTCTTTTTCCTGATCGCCCACAAGGAGATCAACCGGCATATCATCCACTTGGACAAACAGTTCTGTCAACGAGATGCCGAGCCCCTGTGCGATTTTCTGCAGCGCAGGAAGAGTCGGCGTGACCGGTGTCTTAGTCTTTGGATTTTCCCCGCGTTCCAGCATGGAAATATAGCCGTTAGAGAGCTGACAGGCAATGGCAAATTGACGCTGGGACATCCCGTGTTCTTTCCGATATTCCTGTATCAGCTCACCAAGAGTCATAAGTCTTACCTCCTCGAAATGTTTAATCTATTATACACGCGCGCGGGAGAGCTGTCAATCATGAGTGTGAAATTTATTGAACAATTTTTGTTAAATCCACTTGACAAGCCCCAATGCTCGCTGTATTATGGCTGTGTAATCGGTTGAACAATCCGATGCAAAACGAAAGGAGGTGTCACAGTGGGTTACCGCATCAAGGAAGTTCGGGAGGCCAAAAAAATGACCCAGGAAGAGCTTTCCAAAAAGAGTGGCGTCAGCCGCGGCACTATCTCTGCACTTGAAAATGGGACGGTTCGCACGACCACGACCAAGACCCTGGCCAGAATTGCTCTGGCCCTCGATACGAAGGTAGAAAATATTTTTTTTGCCGACAGTGTGTAATCGACTAAACACTTGACCGGAAAGGAGGCATTTTGTGAACAAATTGCGGCGCGCATCGCTTCTGGAAGACGATGGCCTGGCTGCTCAAATCAAAGTCGATACCACTGCCATTCCTGACCATGTACGGGACGCACTCGCAGCTTCGACCCTGGATCTCATTCACAGCATTCTCGCAACTCCCGGAGGCCGGGAGGCGTTGGACGCGAGGATCGCCGCAAAGAAAGCGGCCCGCACTGCCGGATGAAAGGAGCTGAACTCATGGCAGAGGAGCTGAGGGAGCTTCGGATCGAGAAGCAGATACCCGCCAAAGAGATGGTTGCCGTTGTGCAGACCCTCTACCCCAAGTACGACAAGACGGTCCAGTCCAAGTGCGAAAACGGTGACGCCTATGGAGTCAGCATTCGCCCGGACGCCATGAAAGCCCTGTATGAGCGGTTTGCCCCTGAGCGGCTGGAGCCACCCAAGAGGACGCGGCACGGACAGCACCGGCTTACCTGTCGGATCTCGGGGCGTCTGGAGGATAGCGTCTACGCGGCGTTGCAACAGCACATGGAGGCCGATGGATATGCCACCGCCCAGGAATGGATCACGGCCATGGTCCTTCGGTATATCGCAGAAAAGGAGGACGGAACCAAGTGAGCCTGAGATACCTTCCAGACCACCCCATCGTTCAGAACATGGAACGCACCGGCTACCCGAACGGGAAAGAGCCACAGTCCCCGCGCTGCCCAATCTGCGGCGAGGAATGCGAAACTATCTACAAAGACCGATACGGCGCATATATCGGCTGCGATGTCTGCGTGGAAACCAAAGATGCGTGGGAAGTTGAAGATTGCTTCCCAGAAAAGGAGCGAGAATGAGCAAGTTTTATTTCACCTACGGCACCGATGGCCAGCCGTTTGTCGGCGGCTGGACGGAGGTGGTGGCACCGAACTACGGAGCGGCCTGTGACGCATTCAGGGCTTACCACCCGAGCAAGACTGATGGCCTATTGAATTGCTCCGACGTATACGACGAGGAGCGGTTCATGCGGACAGAGATGTCCGCCAAGGGTAATTTCGGCGCCCGATGCCACGAAATCATCACCCTGCAGCGTGAGACTGTCGGAGATAGGGGGAGCAGCCGATGATCGTCCTGACTATCAGCACACAGAACGAGATGCGCCGGCTCGAATACGACCCTCCCAGCTATGACATTCTGCGGGGAGCGGTCGGCGGCTGGTACGAGCATGTTCACCCGATGGGGCTCAAGCGGCCGTATAGCATGATGGTGAACGAGGAAGGGCTGCTACACGGCCTGCCATTAAACCCTCTCGGTTCTGCACTCTACGGCACACAGCTTCATGGTCAGCCCATCGTTGGCAACATCGTCATCGTCAAAGATGGCTATTACGATGGCGAGCCGGATGTGGTTGGCATGACCGAAGACGAGGCGCAGAAGCTGGGAGATAAATTCATAAATCTGAGCCACGGCACCGTCCGTTGGGCTGACAACTGAAAGGAGCTATTACTATGATCAGAAACCCTAACGATCTCCACGACGGAGAGAAGAAAATCCGAATGCTGATTGCCGGCTATCCCGGTATTGGCAAGTCCACCTTGGCCCTGTCTGCCCCCAATCCCCTGCACATTGATGTGGACTTCGGCATTGACCGAATTGAACCCCGCTACCGCAAGCCGTACATCCAGCCCAAGAGCTACGATGAGATCCTGGAAGACCTTACCCCGGTCAACCTTCAGGACTTCGATACCCTGGTATTCGATACCGGCGGAAAGCTCATTTCTCTTATGTCTCTGTGGGCCATTAAGAAAGACCCCAAGTATGGCCAGCGTGACGGATCGCTTTCCCTCAAGGGTTATGGTTTCGTCGGCAAGGAATTCGTTCGGCTGATGGATTACTGCTTCTACGAACTGGACAAGCACATCGTAATCGTGTTCCACGCGACCGAGGAGAAGGATGGGGATAACACCAGGCTCCGCATCAAGGTCGAAGGCCAGACCAAGAACAATGTCTGGGAGCCGATGGATCTGGGCGGCTTCGTGGAGATGTATGGCAAAGACCGAACCATCGGCTTCTCCAACTGCGAGCGGTATTTCGCCAAGGGTACCCGGGGCATCTCCGGCGTCCTGAAAATCCCCGCTCTCGGCCCCAATAGCCCCAACGATTTCCTGACCAAACTGTTTGCCGAGTACAATGCCAAGGCTGCGGCCGAGGTGGAGCAGAACGCGGTAGATCAGGCTGCATACGAGGCGGCGATGATCGAAGGCACCGAGATTATCGCAGGGATCACCGATGCAGACTCGGCCAATGCAGCCATGCCGAAGTATAAGGCTATCAAGCACGCGCTGACATCAAACAAGGAGCTCGGCGTTATCTGGAACAAGAAGATCGAGGACTGCGGGCTGTTCTTCGATAAGGTCTTGAAGCGGTACACTCCTGTTCAGAAGGAGCAGAAGGGAGCTGAGTAAATGGCTCGGTATCTGATGACCCATTCCCTGCTATCGTCCTGGCTCTACACCATGAGAGAAAACCCCTACGAGGATATGACCACGGAGCGAGACCCGATGGAAGAATTTCTGATGGTCCTCCGCCGGGAGCCGACACCAACCACAGAGGCCATGCAGAAGGGCATTTTGTTCGAGGACATGGTGACAGCAATTACGCGCGGAGCCGGCGACCCCAAAGACCGCTGGTATGGCGCTGCATCCAAGGTAGCAGCCATCGTGGGCGGTGGCCTGCTCCAATATCGGGCGAAGAAGGTGATTGAGGTCGGCGGCATGAGCATCGTCCTGTATGGCCGGCTGGATTGCCTCAAAGCTGGAACGGTCTATGACATCAAATTTTCCGGCAGTTATGACCGGGGCAAATTCCAGAGCAGCACCCAGCACCCCACATATCTGGAGATTGTTCCGGAGGCCAAGGATTTCGTTTACCTGGTCAGCAACGGTTCGGAAGTGTGGACGGAGACCTATCGCCGGGAGGACACCCCGGACATCCGCCCCATCATTTCTGATTTTCTGGACTGGCTTCGCGCCGTGGACCTCATGCAGGTCTATCAGGAGAAGTGGGTGGCAAAATGAGCGGCCCCATGCGCGGCCGGCTGGTCGACTTGGCCTACGGCCTGAACGGACGCCAGCGGATCACCGTCGAGGTAACCCGGGATTTCCGAGAGGACTTCGACCGGCTTAGAGAGGCCGATCTGGATATTGAAATCAAAAAGCACCGGGAAAAGCGATCGAAGTCAGCAAATGCCTATTTCCATGTCCTTGTCAACAAAATCGCGGCTGAACGCGGCGGGAGCGAGGACGCGGTGAAAGAAAGTCTGGTCGTTCAATATGGCGCTCTCGCCAAGGACGATGACGGGTTGACCGTTGGCTTTAAGCTCCCGGCCTCCGTGGATGTCGGCACCATCTACCCCTATGTGAAGTGCTTCGACACCCGCGAAGAGGGCGGCAAGCTGTTCAAGTGCTACCTGGTCTACAAACAGACCCGCTTTATGGACAGCAAAGAAATGGCTCGGCTGATCGACGGGGCCATCGAGGTTGCCAAGGAGCTTGGGATCGAAACTGACACCCCGGAGCAGCTGGCCCGGTACAAAGAAGAATGGAGCAGAACATGAAAGAAGTTTTTTGCGACTACTGCGGCCGCCGAGCTGAGTATGTCGACAGCAAAGTGGTATATGGCAAGAGCTACGGCATGATTTACCTGTGCCGGCATTGCATGGCCTATGTCGGAGTTCACAAAGGGACAGACAAGCCCCTTGGCCGCCTGGCCAATGCTGAACTGCGGTATTGGAAAAAGGAGGCACACGCGGTCTTTGACCCCCTGTGGAAGTATGGCCGCTTCAAGCACCACCGCAACGCCGCCTACGGGTGGCTGGCCCAAAAGATGGGCCTCCCCATTGAAAAGACACACATTGGGATGTTCGACGTCAGCGAATGCCGCCGGGCAATTCAGATTATCAAAAACGAACAGAGAGGAGCGTATCGCCATGAATGAAAAGAAGGAACCCGCAGAGCTGGTTGCCGATTTGATGCTCGACCCCGGATTTGTCCTTGTTCCCCAGGACCGATATGAAGAGCTGGTGCGGGCGGAAACCGAACGCGATCTGCTGGAGCACGCAACCCTTGGCCAGCTGAGCTATGCGGCCAAAGATATCGTGCAGGCCATCCGCGAAGTGCGCCGGGCTGCGTGGAGACCCAGTCCGGTACAGCCCGAGGGTGAAGGGAATGCTGAATAAAATCATCGTCATGGGGCGCCTGACCCGAGATCCTGAACTTCGCCGCACCCAATCCGGCACTGCCGTGACTTCCTTTTCGGTGGCGGTGGATCGGGACTTCAAGAACCAGGCCGGAGAGAAAGAAACCGACTTCATCGACGTGGTGGCCTGGCGCAATACTGCCGAGTTCGTCAGCCGTTATTTCACGAAAGGCCGCATGGCCGTTGTGGAAGGCCGCTTGCAGATCCGTGACTGGACGGATCGTGATGGCGGTAAGCGGCGCAGTGCTGAAATCGTGGCCGACAATGTCTACTTTGGTGACTCCAAAAAGGATGATGGGGGCAGCGCCTATGGTGGCAGCTATCCCCAGCAGAGCGGCTATGGTGGTGGATATGGCGGCGGCTACGGCAGCCAACAGCGAGCCCCGGCCGCGCAACAAGGCGGGTATCCTCCGTCTGACTACGGCGATTTTGCTGAGGTCGGTGAGGAGGACGGTGAGCTTCCGTTTTAAGAGCTATGCGGGCCGGCCGCGGAACGGTCGGCCCACGCTATAAGGGGGTGACGCGATATGGCGAACTATCGGAACATAAGCATGGATTTTTGGTCGGACAGCAAGGTCGTTGACGATTTTACCCCGGAAGATCGGTACATCTATCTCTACTGCATGACCAATCCGCACACCAATCTCTGCGGCTGTTACGAAGTCAGTATTAAGCAAATAGCCAATGAAACGGGGTATAACGCGGACTCGGTGGAGCGCCTGCTGAAACGTCTGGACTCCTCTCACAATGTTATACGGTACAGCGCCCAGACCAAGGAGCTGCTGATATTGAATTGGTGCCGCTATAACTGGACCACATCGGAAAAGCTCAACAAGCCGCTGCTGGCTGAGATCCGCAAGATAAAGAACGACCATTTCCGCGAATACTTGGCTGCTCGGTACAACGAGCGTGGATCGGTAAAGGAGCAGTACGACCCTGTCGGAGATGGAAAGCCTGAAGTTGTGAGGCACAAGTACGGCGATCACGGCTGGGTGCGCCTCAGTGACGAGGAGCATTCCAGACTGCTTCAGGAATTCGGAGAAGCTGAACTGGACCGCTGCATTGCCTACATTGACGAGTCAGCACAGATGAACGGCAACAAAAATAAGTGGCGCGACTGGAATTTGGTAATTCGGAAATGCCACCGTGACAGATGGGGGCTCCAGAGGAGCGGCGCTCAACGCCCATCCGCAAGCGCCGGCGCTATGGATGACCTCAACCAGCTCCACCAGATGTTTGAAGACGAGGAGCAGCCATGACCAAGAAGGAAATGAGCGAGATTTTTGCCGTGTTGCTTCTGGCATATCCCAATGCCGAAACCTTCAAAGGTGGTATTCAAAAGCTTGGGCCAACCATCAGCCTGTGGGCGACCTGCCTCCAGGATGTTGATTTTTGGACAGGTCAGCAGGCTGTCGTGAAGCTGTGCCGAGAATGCAAATTCCCACCGACCATCGCAGAATTTAGAGAAAAGGCCGAAGCTGTCACTTCTGAGGTCAAAGAGCGCATTGATGTTGCGTGGAACCATCTGAAATTCTCGTTGGACGAGAAGCCCCCGGAGGAAGTCTATGCGGCACTCCCAGAGGGGGCGACTAAGGCGGTCATCGCCGCAATGGGCGGGCCAGCGAAGTTGATTGTCCACAGCGAGCACCATTATGGCAGCGGTCGGGTAGAGCCGTACGATTATTACGATTACAGCGGGTTTTGCACCGCATATAAGCAACTGCTCAGGCAGGCCAGCGCCCTTGATGGTACACGGGCCAAGGCGATTGGACCCGGGCAAATCGGAGGAAAGATGAAATGAAGAAGAAAAGAGGCGTTCTCACACTTGCGCTGGCTGGCCTTGTTGCGCTCGTGTTCTATGCGGGGCTTCACGCACCGAACCCCAGCAGTCAGCAAATTGTCAGCAAGTTAGAAAGTCCTGAAATTACAGTCATTGCACCGCCCCTGGTTCTGGATCAACCGGTTGCCGATCAAGTAGAAACTCCGGCGCGGGCTGCACAGTATGCCACAATCACCATGACCGACGCGGAGTGCGAGGAGCTGGCCGCTATCGTGTTCTTGGAAGCCGGCAACCAGAGCGCAGATGGGCAGCAGGCGGTGGTGAAGGTCGTATTCAATCGAGTCCTGCATAGCGGATTTCCGAATACCGTCCACGATGTGCCCCACCAAGGCGAGGACAGTCGGGTGCCGCAGTTCTCCACCATATACCGGATTGGAGAAGTGGAGCCAGCGCAAGAGCAGTATGAGGCCATCGACGCAGCTCTGTATGGAGACACGATTTTGGACCTCGATGTCGTCTTCTTCTCCCGTGGCGGAGAGAACGATCGTGTCTGGGGCAAAATCGGCGATCATGTGTTCTGCCGTGAGTACATTTGGGGGTGACCTGCAATGAAAAAGGTTATCGACATTATCTATGGAATTGCAATGCTGCTGATCCTCGGCGGAGCCCTTCTGGCAGATGGACTCGCGGAGATCCGGCACGGCTTCGGTATTCTGATTGCCATCGTGGGCGTCGGCTGCATTCTGGTTCTTGTCGGCAACTGGCTGGAGGACATCATGTACGCCAGAGCCGCCGCAGAGCTTCGCAGGAGAAAGCGCAGGGAGCAATGGGAGTGAAGCCAAAAGACCCACAGCGTCAGCTGCTGGGTAAAATCGCCCGGGCGAAGGGCGAACAGTTCGAGTCCCGACTTGATGCCGCTTTCGCCTACTACAAGAAGACCGGCTTCGCCGATGTGGAGAAGACCCCGGAGCCGATGAAGCCGATCCAGAGCCTGAGCAATGGTCGCTTCGTTGCCTGCTTTGTCAAAAAAGCGCAACCGGACTACAAAGGTATCCTCAAGGGCGGCCGGGAAATTATGTTCGAGGCCAAATTCACAGCGACCGACCGGATGGAGCAGAGCCGGGTACTCCCCGGGCAGTGCGAATATATGGACAGGCATCAGGCGCTTGGGGCGCGGTGCTTCGTGGTTGCCGGCTTCAGCTCTGGCCGCGTGTATCTCATTCCGTGGAATGATTGGAAGTCCATGAAAGCTCTCTTTGGCCGGAAGTACGCCACGGAGAGTGATTTAGACAAATACCTTGTGCAGACAGCGTGGAATGGAACACTGCTTCTGCTCAAATGAGGAATGAAAGGAGTTTATACCATGAGCGAAATTTCTATGTACGAGGCTCAAAAGAAAAAGCTGCAGGGCCTGTGTGACGAGCACGATCTTATTTACCGCTTCGTCAAGGATCGGTACCCCATCACGCTTACTATTAAGCCGATGCAGGGCATTGACGCCCAGATCTCCATGCTGGAGAACGTCGAGGAGGTTGGCTACCGCAGCCCCGACGCCTCTATGACCTGGATCTTTGAGGACGGTGTTCTGGAAACCAAGGTCACCGGCGGCACCTTCACCATCAGCAAGACGCTCCGGGGGAAGATCGAGAATGTCCTGATCAAGATGATCACCTACTGGCAGCAGTATTTCTTCCGCGATGTGATGGAGAAGAACGCTCTGCGGGCTGGTCTGATGCCGGTAATTGACGAGGAGGAGGCCGAGGACGGCGACCGGCTCCCGGATGGTGCTGAACCGCTGGAGGAATTTGAGGAGGATTTGGCCGAAGTTCCGGGCATGGACGATGATGAGGGGGAGAGCCCTGAGCCGCCTGAGGAGGAAGAGATTTCCGAGGCCATCGCTATTGTTCGGGCTGAGAACAAAGCGACCACAGGCCTGTTGCAACGCCGAATGAACATCGGATACGCCAAGGCTGCCAGACTCATTGACACCCTTGAGGAGATGGGGGTTGTTGGCTCCTATAGCGGATCCGAGCCGAGAGAGGTTCTTCCCTGCGATCTCCCGGATGAGCCCGACGGAGGTGATGGCAATGAATAAGCCCACCTTGAAACGGGAGGTCTACAAGGCCATTAAGCACATGAACAACGAGGAGCTGACCGCATACATTCAGCGCATTTGGCGGCGCGGGTATGAAGATGGTCTTGCGGCTGCAAAGTCTCAGGCGATCAGCCCCGGGAGCGGGCCAGCCGCAGAAGCGGAGGTCTAAGCCATGGGAAAGGCCGTTCGTCGCGTCAGAGGAGAGGCGCAGAAAACTATTGTCAAACTCATAGAGGGGCTGACAGGTCGGTTCTCTATGTGGGAGGTTTGGCAGGACTTTATTATCATGTCTGCCATCAGCATTGCAAATACCGTTGGAGGTCCACAGCGTGACGCCAGAGAGAAGGAATACCTTTCCCGGGCAGCCAAGTACTCTGCAGCAGAGATTGAGGTCTTTGGCGAGATGCTTGGTGAAGTCGTTTCTGACATGGAGCGTAATCCGGATCAAGATTTTCTCGGCGAGCTGTTCATGGCTCTTGACCTTTCCAACGAGTGGCAGGGGCAATTCTTTACTCCGTACTCCGTATGCCGCGCAATGGCCGCAATTTCCTATGGTGATGATTTCAAGACAAAGATAGAAAATCAGGGCTGGGTTTCCGTGAATGACCCGGCCTGCGGGGCGGGGGCACTGCTGCTGGCTTTTGCGAACGAGTGCCGCCGCCCCGGGCACGACATTAACTACCAGACCTCGGTTCTGTTTGTGGCGCAGGATATTGATTATCTGGCCGGAATGATGTGCTATATCCAAATGAGCCTGATGGGCTGCCCAGGGTATGTTGTAATCGGCGATACCATTGCACATCCGAGCACGAGCTACGATCCGAGGGGGCTGCTCCCTATCGGAGACTCGAATATTTGGTTCACCCCGATGTATTTCCGGGATGTGTGGCATTGGCGCAGGATCTGGGCTCGGATGGATCTCATGTGCCGGTCGGCGGCTCCGCAAGGCAAGGCTGAGGAGCCTGCCCCGGAGCCGCCTGCCGTTGAGGCGTCATCGCTGGCCGAAACAAAGACAGGGCAGTTGACTTTATTTTGAGGAGGAGGCGAAATTGAAACGATGGACGCCGGAAGAAGAAAATCTACTCTGTGACTGCTGGGGCACTATGACGGTGAACGGAATCTGCAAGAAGCTCGGCCGCTCTCGCAACGCTGTTATGGTGCGGGTACAGCGGCTTGGTCTCCCATCTTATTTTGAGAGCGGAGAGTATGTCACGATGCACCAACTGGTTCTTGCGTTAGGCTACGGCGCCTCTGATAGCTACAAGGTAAAGAGCTGGATCCAGAACAGAGGCTTTCCAGTGCGGAACAAGCGACACACGCAGAAAGTTGTCAGAGTTGTCTATTTGGATGAATTCTGGGAGTGGGCAGAGAAGAACCGTTCGTTTCTGGACTTCTCCAAGATGGCGCCGCTGGCACTTGGTGAGGAACCCGATTGGCTGGCTGAGCAACGCCGCAAGGATTATCAGGCATTCGCCATTCAGAGGAAAGATCCTTGGACGCCGGATGAGGACTGCCGCCTGAAGATGCTGCTGGAGCAGCATAGGTACGGATACGCCGAGCTGTCAGAAATGCTCCACCGTTCTGCCGGGGCCATTCAGCGCAGGTGCACAGATCTTGGGCTGAAGGAGCGCCCGGTCAAGGCGGACAACCACGGGCCAGAGGCGACATGGACACCAGAGGACTTGGAGCTTCTGGCAGATGGCATCAGACATGGGGATAGCTATACACTGATTGGTCAGGCCATCGGAAAATCAGAGAAGGCTATTCGGGGCAAGGTCTATTTCACCTATCTCACAGAACGCGCGGATAAGGTGCGCGCCTATCTTGGAGATGGCCCGTGGGGAACCGGCGCCCCGGAGCCAACCGTGAAGCAGGGCGTACACCTGTCAAGGACGAGGACCGAGGTCAGGAAAAACCTATCTGCTCTTGATGCCATCCTGAGGAAACGCATGAATGATTTGGGCTACGATCCATACTGGCAACGGTTTATGTGCATGAACTGGGATGATGTCGGAGGATGCTTTGCCGGATGCACCGATTGCGACAGTTGCACAGAATTCCGCAGGATAAAGCCCCAATACTGCGCGCGGTGCGGTGGGACATTTTACGAGCGGAAGGAAAATCGCTTCTGTTCCGCCTGCCGGACCGCCCGGAAGAAACAAGCCCAGCGGCATTGGTGCCGCGTCAACAGTTTCACCCGATAATTTTAACAATCCCAGCCGAGGGGCAAAGCTCGGCACATGAAAGGAGCAATTCATGGTTAAGAAAAGTTTGAACGACCGCTGCCCGCTGCAGGTCGAGTGCGAACGGAAAAAGTGTGACTTCGTGCATAATGAGCTCGAATGCCCATATTACTCCGCAAACGCGAGGGACGGTTACTACATCTACGATCAAGAGGATATCCGCAATCGGACATATCGTGAGCGTGAGGAAGCCGACTTCCTGGCTTCACTGGAAGGTGAAGACGATGAGACCGAGCCTGGCAGCCATATTGCCGATAGCGGCAAAATGGTCTATCTCCCTATTGAAAAGCTGATCGCACACCCAGACAATCCCCGGAAAGAGCTCGGCGACCTAACCGAGCTGGCCGATAGTATCAAGGAAAACGGTGTTCTCCAAAATCTCACCGTCGTGCCGCGGATCGGGGAGATCTCCGGCCAACCGACTGGCACCTATACCGTGGTTATCGGCCACCGCCGCCTTGCGGCCTCGAAGCTGGCCGGACTGAAGGAGCTGCCCTGTGTCGTTTCGGATATGACCCTCCGCGATCAGGTGCGCACAATGCTCATGGAGAATATTCAGAGAGCAGACCTGACGGTTTATGAGCAGGCCCAGGGCTTCCAGATGATGCTTGATATGGGTGACAGCGTAGACGATATTGCTCGGAAGTCTGGCTTCTCCACTACCACCGTCCGGCGCCGTGTGAAGCTCCTGGAACTGGATCAGGAGAAGTTCAAGAAATCCGAAGAGCGCGGTGTCAGCCTATATGAGTATATGGAGCTGGACAAGTTGAAAAGCCAAGAGCGCAAGAATGAAATGCTTGATTACATCGGTACTGAGAACTTCAAATATAAGCTAAAGCAGGCTATTGATGCTGAGGCAGCCGAAGAAAAGCGGCAGGCGTGGATCGATCTCTTGAGTTCCTTTGCTACGCAGGTTGATAGCCGGAACGGGTACCGAACGGTCAAAAGTTCCTATGTCAGCAACAAGCCGGACATGGAACGCCCTGAGGATGCCGACACGGTTGAGTATTTCTTCAATATTGAGAAATGGGGCTATGTTGCTCTGATGGTCAGGGAGACTGAAAAAAGGCTCTCTCCAGAGGAAGAGGAAGCGGAGCGCGAGGAGCAGCTGAAGCAGGACAGAAAAAATGCGGACCAAAAGGCCTTGTCAGATGCCACCGCCCGAGCCTATGAACTTCGAGCTGATTTTGTGGTTAAGGTTTCCGCGACCGCCATCAAGAAGAACCTTGCGGACATCGTTGCCCTGTGGGCCTACGCCGAATACCGGGACGATACCAGTTGGCTCACCGAAGAGGAAATCTCACAGGCTATCGGTATGGAGTCCCACGCCGAGGAGGACGAAGATGGAGAGGACGATGCTGAGCTCACACTCCAAACAATGACTGACGCGATCAGCAAAACACCTGAAAAGGTACTACTCCAACTGATCTACGCGCGCTTGGGTGATGATAAGTCCGAGGGGTACTTCCGTAGTTATTGGAACAGCTACACCATGAAGCACGAGGAGAACGAGAAACTGGATCGCATTTATGCTCTGCTCGTTAAGCTGGGCTATGAGATGTCCGACGATGAAAAGGCGCTCCAAAATGGCACTCATGATCTATTCTGCACCGGTGGAGGTGAAGTGGATCCATGCACTATCTGTAAGTCTGCACATCCGACCTGCGACGAATGCTGCAAGGCCTGTGATACACGCTGCAACGCAGTACAAGAATGTCGCAGAGAAAGCGGGGCCGACGAATGAGAGAGGCTGTCTGCAAAAGCTGTGGCGCGGCTATTGTCTGGATTAGGACATCTGGTGGAAAGTCTATGCCGTGTGACGCCACTCCGCGCTATTACATTCAAAAGCCCCGCTCCGGCAGCAAGAAAATTGTCACACCAAACGGAGAAGTCATTTCCTGCGAGTACACTGACGATCCGCACAAGGCCACAGGCACCGGCTTTGCTCCCCATTGGGGGAGCTGCCGGGCAGCCGAGCAGTTTAGGGTAAGGAGGAAAGCCTGATGGATAAATTAACATGGTATGCAGAGAACGGGCAGGTTTACTGCCGCCGTGGGTACGAAGTGGCACTGGCCAGACTGGCCTCTTATGAAGCGACGGGGCTCTCTCCCGATGAAGTCACAAAGATGGGGATGATGTTCGAGGACAGCAAGCGGTACTCCGGTCGCCTTGAGCTTAAATTGGACGCTTTATCGGAGAAAATTCCACAGTGGATACCGGTAACAGAAAGACTCCCGAGAGATCGGGGGAATGTCCTTGTCGTGGCTTTTTGGCATGAGCGGTGGGGTGTTTATATGGGCTGGTGTGCTCCAGAGAGAGCGGAATGGAGTGTCCATGTTGGGCTTGGCGACAGGAGCGATGTTGCTGTTACCCACTGGATGCCCCTGCCGGAGCCGCCAGTGAAGGAGGGCAATGAAGAAAATGATTGATTTTGGAGATTGCACATGGTACTGCCATTGGGATAAAGGTTTGATCTGCAAGCGCCAGTTTCAGTGCGATGGGTGTAAGCACCAGCCCGCCGACGAGGACAAGGAAAACGGCAAGGCCGACCCGGTGCATATCCGCTGGTCCGAAGACTACGATGGGAGCAAGGTGCCGGAGTGCCCCTCCTGCGGCCAGATGCCATATAGCGTGGAGAGGTGCTTTTTCTGCGGACAGAAGTTCCTACCAGATGCCGTTGCAGAGGAATTGGGCACTCCGCCAGAGGAGGTGCATATGGACTGCTTCAACTGTGGTGGAAAAGGGACGCTGGTCGGAACCAGAGATAGAGGAAATGGTCATTTTCATGGGCGATGCACCTCCTGCGGCTGTGTCATGATGGAGTGATTACAGATGAAGAAAAAGAAACGCAAATATATCACCATTGGCCCCAGCGGTGCAGAGCCGACCGAGGAGGCCATGCCGGCACACACTGGCGGGACGGTTCGGATTGGGGATGTTGTCACCCGCCGGCCGGTGACCTTCGACACCAAGGATGGCCCGCTCGTGCGTGGTCGAGTGGTTTACATCCACCCCAAGAGCCGCTTTCATGTGGTGGAGTTCGGTGAAGGGGCGACTGCGGTCAGGGAGAGCTTCATGGGGGTGCAGCGGTAAATGCTGACCATTACCATTCAGGTCAATGCGCGGTCAGGCACGGCCATCGGGATCAAAGAGGACTTAGCTATGTATTTGGAGCGGTATGGGGATGCACGGGTGGTGTCGGTGGTCGAAGAAAGGACAGACTACCGGCAGATGGAGCTGTTCAGCCCAACCATCAGGCAGCCCAAGGGCAGAAAATAAAGGACAGACAGGGGTGAGCCAAAAATGACACTTCAAGAATTGAACCAGCATCTCGACCTGCTGGAGCAGCTGTCGGAAGCAGAGGAAATGCTGGACGCACTACGAGCTGCGGCTTGCCCCGGAGCACAAAATCTATCTGGTATGCCCCACGCGCCGGGCGTTAGGGACAAGGTCGGAGATCTCGCCGTAGAGATTGCGGATATGAGCAGGAGCGTGGAGACCCTGCGATCCGAAGTAAGGGAGAGTGAGGCCCATATCCTTCCGTACATCACCGACATTCGGGACAATCAAACCCGGCTGGTCTTTCGGCTGCGGTTCCTGCGGGGCCTCACATGGAAAGAGGTCGCACGGGTCATAGGAGGGCGTAATTCGGAGGACTCGGTGAAGATGGTGTGTTACCGCTACCTTGATGAGTAAAAGCCGTTCTGCCCCGTTGCAACAGGTTTCTTGCTATTCTGCAAGCGGTCTGTTAAGGTTATACTCGTAAAATCTTACATCAAGCCAGACGGTCATCCTTCGGGGTGACCGTCACTATTTTGGAAAGGAGGGCTTTGGCCCCGCGTTTCTCCTTTGCGCGGAGGTCTGCACCGTGTGAGGTGTTCGCCAGCAGCTCGCAGCGGTCGCACCAAACAAAGGAGGAATTCTACAATGTACGGCATCATCGTACTTGCGGCCTATGCGGTTCTGATGGTCTTGGTGACCATCCTCCTCTCGCGCCGCTCACAAAATACCGAGAGTTTCCATGTTGCCGATCGGAAGCTCGGCCTGATCCAAAGCGCCATGAGCATTGCGGCCACATGGATCTGGGCTCCCGCACTATTTACCTCGGCAGAAAAAGCCTATGTCAACGGCACCCCGGGCCTGTTCTGGTTCCTGGTGCCGAACATTCTTTGCCTGCTCCTGTTCATTCCTTTTGGCCGTAAGATCCGCGAGCAAATGCCGCAAGGTATCACGCTCTCCGGGTATATGGCTGATAAGTACCACTCCCGCTCTGTCCATGGTGTATACCTGTTTGAACTGTCGGCCCTGGCCGTTCTTTCGACCGGAGTGCAGCTGCTCGCCGGCGCAAAGATCCTCGCGACCGTGACGGGCTTGCCGTTCTGGGTGTTGACCGTGGTTTTGGCCATCATCGCATATTCCTACTCTCAGTATTCCGGCATCAAGGCATCGGTGCTGACCGATGCCCTCCAGATGGTGTTCATGCTCGGGTGCTGTCTGCTCTTTGTCCCTTGGGCGCTTTCCGGGGATACCGGCGTTTCTGACCTCGTGCATGGATTGGCCGGCGCCTCCGGCGAATACACCCACCTGTTCGACAGGAAGGGGCTGGAGGTGTTCTTCGCATTCGGACTTCCAACAGCTATTGGCCTGTTTGCCGCTCCCTTTGGAGACCAATGCTTCTGGCAGAGGGCATTTTCCATCCGGAAGGATAAGGTCGGGGCGGCATTCAAATTGGGCGCAGCTCTCTTTGCTATTGTCCCGCTGTCCATGGGCGTCCTTGGTTTCATTGCTGCTGGGTCAGGGTATGTGGCGCAGGACACTGGGCTTGTGAACTTCGAGCTGGTGACCAATCTCTTCCCTGCGTGGGCCATGCTCCCGTTTCTGTTCATGGTGATCTCCGGGCTGCTTTCGACAGCTGACAGCAACCTGTGCGCTGTTGCTTCGCTCACCAGCGACTTCGGCGCCGGCATGAAAACGGCCAAAGGATCCATGCTTGCCCTTCTGGTACTCGCGGTCGGCATCGCAAACATCCCCGGTCTGGCTGTGACAGATCTGTTCCTGATCTACGGAACACTCCGGGCGACAACGATGCTCCCCACCGTGCTCACGCTGAAAGGCAAGCGCCTGACTGCGGCCGGCGTCACCGGCGGCGTGCTGGCATCACTCTTTGTTGGAATGCCGGTATTCGTCGCGGGGACCTTTGCAGGCAACTCCGCATTGAAAACGGTTGGCTGCCTGAGTGCCGTTCTTCTCTCCGGCATCGTCTGTATGGTAACTGCCCCTCGGAAGGGGGTGCAGCAAGCATGAGTCTCGGAAGAAAGCAAAGCGTCAGCAACGCCGCTTGGCTGGAAACTGCTGCCTCTATAGAGAGTACGATCTCTCAGGCTGAGATTGATGAGCTGGCTGCTGAAACGGTCAAGGAAATCGAAGCCACTGTGGTCGGGAGGCGCGCAGCTTACGCCTGGAGCGCTGGTAAGGACAGCATTGTCCTTGGCAAACTCTGTGAGGCAGCGGGCGTCACCGACTGTATGATCGGTGTGTGCGATTTGGAGTATCCGGCCTTCATGGCATGGGTCGAGGAGAATAAGCCTGCCGGGTGCGAGGTCATCAATACGCACCAAGGAATAGATTGGCTGGCCAAGCACACTGATATGCTGTTCCCTCAGTCTTCGGAGAAGGCAGGACGGTGGTTCTCTATCGTCCAGCACCGGGCACAGGCACAATATTTCAAAGCGCATTCTCTTGATACCATCATCCTCGGCCGGCGCCGCGCGGACGGTAATTATGTCGGCCGCAAATCCAATATCTACACGGACGGAAAGGGCGTCACCCGGTATAGCCCGCTCGCGGCCTGGAGCCATGAGCACATCCTTGCCTACATCCATTATCACAAGCTCCCGCTCCCGCCTATCTATGGTTGGAAGAATGGCTACCTGTGCGGAACGCACCCGTGGCCGGCTCGCCAATGGACAGGAAGCGTTGAGAATGGCTGGCGGGAAGTCTACGAGATCGACCCGGCCATCGTTACCGGCGCAGCTGAGAAGCTGGAAAGCGCCCGGGCCTTTCTTGAGGAGGTGCGGGCATGAAGGTAACAAAGAAACCTCTTTCCGACCTACGGCGTCCGGAGCGGAATGTCCGAATGCATACCGACAAGCAGCTGAAGGAATTCCGCCGCTCCGTCGAGATGTTCGGACAGATCCGGCCCATCGTGGTCGACGAGGCGGGCGTGATCCTGGCCGGCAACGGCCTGTATGAAACTCTGCTCTCCATGGGACACACCGAAGCTGACTGCTATGTCGTTTCCGGGTTGACCGAAGCACAGAAGAAAAAGCTCATGCTCGCTGACAATCGGGTCTTTGACCTTGGCGTTGATGATCTGGCCGCGCTGGATGAATTCGTCATGGAGCTGAAGGACGACCTCGATATCCCTGGCTATGACGAAGACCTTCTCCGCGCTATGGTCATGGAGGCCGACGAGGCCGGCGAAGCCTTGCGCGAGTACGGCACCATTGATCAGGATAAGGTTGAGGAGATCCGGGAGACCGGGGAACGGTATGAAGCCCGTGAGGAAGCTTCGGCCAAAAAGGCAGAGCAGTACATCCCGCAGGAAAGCCCCGGGGGCGCTCCGGCGCAGGCCGAGCAGACACAGCGGTTCGTTCTTTGCCCGAAGTGCGGTGAACGGATATGGCTGTGAAACGAGTACCGTCCAACATGGACGTTGTGACCGCCGCCAGACAGCGCATCAAGAATGTGTTTTCTAACGGCGTTCCCGTATACCTTTCTTTCTCCGGCGGGAAGGACAGCATCGTTCTGGCGGACCTGGTCTATAAGCTGATCCAGGCCGGCGAGATCGACGCCTCCCTTTTGACCGTCCTTTTCATCGACGAGGAGGCAATCTTCGATTGCATTGAAGCCACGACCAAGATGTGGCGCAAGCGGTTTTTACTGGCTGGCGCCAAGTTCCAATGGTGGTGCATCGAGGTCAAGCACTTCAGCTGTCTCAATGAGCTGTCCAGCGACGAAACCTTCGTTTGCTGGGACCGGCGCAAGCGGGATGTCTGGGTACGCCAGCCCCCTCCCTTCGCTATTCGCAACCACCCACAGCTCCGGCCGCGGGTGGACAACTATCAGTCCTTCCTCCCCCGGGTCACCGGCGACGGTATTATGATCACCGGCGTCCGGGCGGCCGAGTCTATCCAGCGCCTTCAGTACATGGCCGCTCTGAACATGGGAGCAAAGGGCATCACTGGCACCAATACCATCTATCCGATCTACGACTGGAAGACCACTGATGTGTGGCTCTACCTCCGGGATCAGCGGGTGGAGGTGCCGGAAGTTTACCTGCAGATGTACCAGGTCGGGGTCAATCGGAACCAGCTGCGGGTTTCGCAATTCTTCTCTGTCGATACCGTCCCCGTTCTGGTACATCTCGGTGAGTACGATCCGAATTTGATGGAGCGTGTTCTTCGGCGCGAGCCGAACGCATATCTGGCCGTGATGTACTGGGACAGTGAGATGTTCCACCGCACCACCAAGAAGCGGCGGGAGCTGGAGGGCGAGGACAAGAAGGATTACCGTGCCCTCCTGAAAGATATGCTACTGATTCACCCGGGCGACTTCTTCAACACGCCGCACAAAAAGGATGTCGCCAAGCAATACCGCAAGCTCTTTATCCGCATGGACGGAATGGCTCGGCCCCGCGATTACCGGAAGATGTATGAGGGGCTGGTGGCCGGCGACCCCAAGCTGAGGACGCTCCGGGCCATCTATCAGGATATCTCCTGTGCCTACGCAGCCTATGCCAAGAACTTCCGCAAGGGAGGTGAGGCAAATGGCTGATGTGGACCTGTTCGCGCCACTCTCCTCCCTGCAATGGGTAGACCGCGATAAGCTCCGGCCGAACGACTACAACCCCAACAAGGTCAGCCGGGAAAACCTGGAGCTGCTGACCCGCTCCATCGAAACCAACGGCTGGACGCTGCCAATCGTGGTACGGCCTGATTACACCATCATTGATGGCTTTCATCGGTGGACTGTGGCCGGGGCGGAACCGTTACGGACGCAGCTCGGCGGCAAAGTCCCTGTGGTGATCGTGCGCCATGAGGACGCGTCGGAAGACATCTACGGCACCGTCACACACAACCGTGCAAGAGGTACGCACCTGCTCGAACCCATGAAGGCTATCGTCAAGCGGCTGATGAATGAAGGCAAGAGCGTGAGCGAGATAGGCAAGCAGCTGGGCATGAGGCCCGAAGAAGTATTCCGCCTGTCAGACTTCTCCCGTGAAGACTTCTTGGCAATGATGACCAAGGGGGTCAAGGGGTACAGCCATGCGGAGCTTTTGACCAAGATATAACGCAAGACCACGGAGAGGCGCATACATCGCGTGAGAGCGGCGTATGCGCCTTGTCCTTGGTGCAACCCGGGGACGATGGGCGGAGCGCCGCTGTGGACGCGTATGCGCGTTGCAACGGCGGTCAAAAGGTACTGTGACGCCCCGCCCCACTAAGCTGCGGGCGCGTCGACCCCAAAACGTGGTCAGTTATGAGGTTTTTTTCAGGGGTGTTTCCGTTCCGCTTTGAGTGATACCGAGAAAGGAGGAGAAAGTCATGGCAGAAGAAAAGATTACGGTCGATACAGAGGTCAGCACTACGGAGCTGGCCTGTGTCTTGGGCATAACCGGGCGGCGAATTCGCCAGCTTGCCGAGGACGGAGATTTGGACAAGGCCGGGCAGGGTCGCTTCAATCTGTGCGAGTCCGTCCAGCGGTATATCCGGCTCCAGTCAAAGTCATCCTTGTCCGAGGAGGACATTAAGCTGGAAAAGACCAAGAAAACCGCCGATGTCACGCTCAAGGCGTCCAAGGCCCGCATCGCAAAGATGGAGGCCGACGAGCTCCAGGGCAAAATGCACCGTGCGGAAGATGTCGCCGCCATGACCGAGGACCTTGTCTTTACAATCCGCTCCTCGCTGAATGCCATGCCTGGGCGGCTGGCTGTGGATGTGGCGGCGGTAAGCTCTCCGGCTGAGGCCGCCGAGGTGATCCGCCGGGAGGTCCACAAGGTCATGCGCGAGCTGGCCGGGTATCACTACGACCCGGAGAAATATGAGGAGCGTGTCCGAGCGCGTCAGAACTGGAGCGCCGGCGGACGCGATGACGATGACGAGTAGACGTGAAGCTGCCCGGCTGAACAAGACCATATCTGAAGCACTTGCCGGTATGATCCCGCCCGATGATCTGACCGTCACCGAATGGGCGGAGCAGAACCGGCGTCTATCCTCTGAGGCATCGGCAGAACCCGGCCCTTGGAGAACAGAGAGAACCCCCTATCTACGAGAGGTCATGGACACCTTTACAGACCCGAAGGTGCGGCACACCGTCATGGTGGCGGCGTCGCAGGTCGGCAAGTCTGAGGTCCTGAACAACTGCATTGGCTACATCATCGACCAGGACCCCGGCTCCATCCTGTTCGTCCACCCGACCACCATTGACGCCAAGGAGTATTCAAAACTCCGCATTGCTCCGATGATCCGGGATTGCCCCACTCTCAAAAAGAAAGTGGCCGACCCGAAGAGCCGGGACAGCGGCAACACGATCCTCCAAAAGAGCTACCCCGGCGGCATCCTTACCATGTGCGGCTCCACCGAGGCGCACGCTCTGGCGTCCAAGCCCATCCGCTATGTGTTAGGTGACGAGCGCGATCGGTGGGCGACGAGTGCTGGAAATGAGGGTGACCCCTGGGATCTGGCGATGGCCAGACAGACAACCTTCTACAACTCTATGGCCTTCGAGGTGTCCACCCCTACCGTCCGAAATGCAAGCGCCATCGAAGCTGCCTATGCAATGGGTACGATGGAGCGGTGGAAGTCCCAATGTCCGCACTGTAAGGAGTATCACGAAATCCAGTGGGCGGACATTCGATTTGAATACGATGAGATCATCGTGGCCGGAAAGAAAACATTCAAGGTTACGAAGATTTACTACACCTGTCCGGGGTGCGGCTGCATTTCGGACGAGGTGACCATGAAGCGAGCACCGGCGAAATGGGAGGCCGACAACCCGGCAGCCTATGAGCAAGGGACACGCTCGTTCTGGCTGAACGCATTCGTCAGCCAGTGGGCCACTTGGGAGTCCATCATCCTGAAGTTTCTGAACGCGGTCGGCAGCTCCCGGAAAATGCAGGTGGTCTACAACACCTGCTTCGGCGAGCTATGGGAGGACCGCGGTGATCTGGAGGACGAGGACACACTGATGGCCCGCCGGGAGGATTACGGAAAGCGCGAGGATGGCAGCGATGTTGAGCTGCCGGAGGGCGTGCTGGTCTTGACCTGCGGCATTGACACACAGGATGACCGGCTGGAATACGAAGTGGTCGGACACGGTCATTTCGGAGAGACATGGGGTATCCGCAAGGGTATTATCATGGGTCGGCCGGACGCTGACGAAACATGGGCACAGCTGGACGATGTTCTGGATCATTCCTACGCATTCGAGGACGGAGTAACGCTGCGGATCTCCGCCGCTTTCATGGACGAGGGCGGTCACTTCACCATGGATGTTCGCCAGCGGTGCAATGAGCGCATAAGCAAAAAGCTGTTTTGCATCAAGGGCTTGTCCGGGTCAGACCGGCCGTTTACTGCGCCCCCAAAGAAGCAGAAAATCATGATCCAAAACAGATTCGTTGGAACCTGCTGGCAATATCAGCTCGGCGTTGACTCTGGAAAGGAGATCATCATGGATGACTTGAAGGTTCAGGCCCCGGGGGCTCGCTTCTGCCACTTTCCCAAGCGGGATGATTACGGAAGCGCATTCTTCACAGGTCTGCTGTCTGAGGTCAAGGTCTATGACCCCAACAAAAAGAACCCGTGGAGCTGGAAGAAGATCCCCGGCCATGAGCGAAATGAGGCTCTGGACTGCCGAAACTACGCTCTGGCCGCCTTCAAGTCGTTGCCGAACAATCTGGACGCCATCGACCGCAGGCTCAAGGCCCGGCGGGCAGGTGGCGGGGTTGCCATTGCGCGTCCTGCGCCCCGGCGCACCGTGAAAAAGAAGCAGAGTTCCGGGATCGACCGATACTATGATAGCTGGTGAGGTGCTTATCATGGCAGATAAAACAGAGCTGAAAGCGCGGCTCGAGTTCAGAAAAAAAGCGCTTGAAAAGCTGCGAGCCGCCTATCTGGCTCTGCTGGATGGCGGCGTGAAGTCCTATCGCATTGATGACCGAGAGCTGACCCGCTTCGACCTTCCTGCGCTGAAAAATGAGATTGAGGAGATGGAGGGCGAGTTGGACGAGCTGGAAAGCCTGCTGGCTGCGGGGCGACCGCGCAAGGCGTTCGGGGTCATCCCTCGCGACTGGTGACCTTTTTCATGAGGTCACGAAAATGATATGGGTACAAGCCCGAAAGGGCTTTGCCACGGGTGGCCCGGCGGAGTTTGCTGCTCCTTTCGCCGCTGGGCTGTCCGTTTTTTATGCAATACATAGGAGGTGGGCGACATATACCTCGACAAGAAAACCGGGCTATTCCTGCCCGACACAGCACGCCCCCAAGCCAAGGGATACAGCGAGGGCGGCGCCAGCCTGACCAGGAGGGCGCTCCGGGGCTTCGTTCCAAGCAGCGGGAGCCCAAACGAGGACATCAACCATAACAACGCGACCCTGCGCCAGCGGGCGCGGATGCTATACATGAATTCTCCGGTGGCCACAGCGGCCATCAACACCAACCGCACAAAGGTTGTGGGGATCGGGCTTTCGCTGAAAAGCACGGTGAACAGCCGCGTGCTGGGTCTTTCCGTGGAAAATGCCCGGGCATGGCAGGAACAGGTTGAGGCGGAATTCGCCCTGTGGGCAGACGAGAAGCAGAACTGCGATGCCATCGGCATGAACAACTTCAAGAGCCTGCAGCAGCTGGTACTGAAATCGTGGTTGATGAACGGCGACTGCTTCGTCCTGATCACACGGCAAAAGCCGACTCCGCTTAACCCGTACTCCCTTCGGCTCCATGTAATCGAAGCGGATCGTGTCAGCTCCCCCAGCAACTTCGGAGCTATTGGGTACAAAGGCATTACGGATGCCACTATTCCGGAAGGTGAGCCCGGAGCAGGCCACAAGGTCTATGACGGCGTCGAGGTTGACGAAAGCGGCCGCGTTGTCGCCTATCACATTTGCAGCAAGTACCCGGGCGAGTGGAACGATGTATCCCTGAAATGGGCGCGGGTGCTTGCCTATGGGGAAAAGACCGGCCTGCCCAATGTCCTACACATCATGGACAGCGAGCGGGCAGATCAGTACCGCGGCGTTACCTATCTGGCTCAGGTCATAGAGCCGCTGTTGCAACTGCGCCGGTACACCGAAAGCGAGCTCATGGCCGCGCTGGTGCAGAGTTTCTTTACCGCATGGATCGAAACAGACGAGAACCCGATGGACAACCCGTTCAACGAGGTTGGCGCCGGTGACACAGGCGGCGAAGCGGACAATATTTCTATTGACGAAAACGAATATGAGATGGCTCCAGGCACCGTCACTCACCTGCGGCGCGGTGAGAAAATCGTATTCGGCAACCCCAACATCCCGACTGCGGGCTTTGAAACCTTTATCAAGACACTCTGCAAGCTGGTCGGTTCAGCACTGGAAATCCCCTATGATGTGCTGATCAAGGAGTTCAACAGTTCATATTCTGCCAGCCGAGGCGCACTGCTGGAGGCGTGGGAGGCATTTCGAATGCGCCGCGCATGGCTCGTGGATGGATTCTGCGCTCCGGTCTATCGCCTGTGGCTGGCCGAGGCGGTTGCCCGGGGGCGCATCAAAGCCCCTGGCTTCTTCGATGATCCGTTACTCCGCAAGGCATGGAGCGGCGCACAGTGGAACGGTCCCGTACAAGGCCAGCTCGACCCGAAGAAGGAAGCGGAGGCCGCGGAGCTGCAGGTCAAGAACGGCTTCAAGACCCGAACCCAGGTCACAAGGGAGCAGAGCGGCGCAGACTGGGAGGAGAATGTCGCCCAGCTCGCCCGGGAAAACGAGAAGCTGCGGGCGGAGCTGGACGAGAAAGAAAAATACTATGACCAGATGATTGATGCTCTAGCCGCCTACACAGAAAGGTGATGGCGATGAAGATTAACCACAACGAAGGGAGAAAACCATGAGCGGATTTCAGAAAAAGCCCGGCGTCAGCATCAAAAAGCCGGTTTATTCCATGGCAGCTCAGGATGGAACCAACGCGGAAATCACCTTGTATGGGGACATTTATGAGCAACAGCCAACGAACTGGTACGGAGAACCCGTTGAAGGCCAGTTTATCACGCTGGATGAATTTCTGGAGGACCTGAAGCAGATTGAGGGGTGCAAGGCCCTGACCATCCGCATGAATAGTTACGGCGGCGACGCCGGCGTTTCCAATGTCATCCACAACCGCCTACGGGATATGGCCCGCGGCGGCGCGGCACTGACCTGCATTGTGGATGGCGTTGCCATGAGCGGCGGCAGCCTGATTATTTGCGCCTGCGACACCATCAAGGTCAATCCGTCCAGCATTATCATGATTCACAAATGCTGGACATTTTTGTGGGGAGGCTATAACGCGGACGAATTGAGGGGTCAGGCAAACCAGCAGGACGCTTGGGACAAGATGCAGATGGAAATCTACAAACGCAAGACCGGCCTGAAAGACGAGGAAATTCTCGGAATGATGGCCGAGACCACCTATATGACCGGACGCGAGGCCGTCGAAAAAGGCTTCGCCGACGAACTGATCGAAGATGCCGAACCGCTTGGCATCGCGGCCAGCGCAGACGGACGGACACTGTTCGTTCGGGGGCGGGCCATGCACATCACGGCGGGAATGTTCCTGCCGGACTCCATCCCAACAGTCACTCCAGGGGCCTCGGCCGCTGTTCTGACGAATAAAAAGCCGGAGGAAGTCGCCGGCCAAAAAGGAGGAAACTCTATGACTAAAGAAGAGCTCCGGGCGCAGTACCCGGACCAGGTTGCAGAGGTCGAGGCCGAGGCCAGAGCAGCCGTTGACACTTCGGCCGCAACCAACGCCGCTGTGCAGGCGGAGCGTGACCGCCTAGCCGCCATCGACGAGGTTGCCGGGCTGTTCGATCCTCAGCTGGTGCATGAGGCCAAGTATGGCGACACCCCTTGCACTGCTGCTGAACTTGCGCTGAAGGCAGCGCAGAAGGCTGCGAAGCAAGGAAGCAAGTTCCTGGCTGATGCAGCTGACGACGCCGCAGCTTCTGGCACCGGTGCAGTTGGTGCCGTACCGCCCGCTGACGGGGATGGCGGCGAGAACCCCATCGAACAGGCGCGCGCTGACGCTAAGGCGTTCAATGCGCGGAAGAAGGAGGTCAGATAATCATGAGCAAGAACCTGATGAACAAGGTCGGCGAGTGTGGACAGGATAACCTGATTGCTCGCCTGTTCCCTCGCGCCCTGACCGTGGGCGTCAAGATCGTTGCTGGCGCTGGCAAACTGGAGCGCGGCACCGTCCTTTCCAGAAAGCCGGATGGCACCTGTGAGGTGATGGACACCGGCGGCACGCCTGCCTATATCCTCGCGGATCCGGTCGACGCCTCTGGCGGGGATGCCGTTGCCGCCGTGGCATACCGTAGCGGTAATTTCAATCCCAATGCGGTCATTGTGGCCAGCGACTATGCGCTGACTGCCGCTGACAAGGACACTCTGCGGAAGTATGACATCGTGTTCACGAACATGATGGCGGAGTAAAGGAGGACATCGGAATGAATATTTACGACACCCTGTATATGCTGGCGGCGGTCGAGGAGCTGGCTCCCGAGCCTACCTTCTTCAAGCGCCGCTATTTCCCCACCGACATGGATCTGGATGTGTTCGGAACCTCTAAGGTTCTGGCCGACTACAAAGAGGGCAACCGCAAGGCCGCGCCTTTCGTCATCCCCCGCGTAGGTCCCCTGCCTGTCGGCCGCGGCGGCTTCAGCACCTATGAGCTGGAGCCCGGCAACATCTCCATCTCCAAGCCCCTGACCATCGACCAGCTGACCAAGCGCGGCTTTGGTGAGAGCATCATGAGCACTGCCACCCCTGAGATCCGCGCCCGCCGGCTCCTGATGAGCGACCTGTCCGACCTGTCTGCCCGCATCACTCGCACCGAGGAGTGGTTGGCCTGCGCGACCATGCTGGACAACGGCTGCATCATGCGCCATCAGACCGACGATCCGGAGATCTATGAGGATGTGCCTGTCAAGTTCTACGACGGCGACAACAACCCCGCGCAGTTTACCCCCGGCGCTGCATGGGCACACGGTAAGGACGAGCACACCCCGGGCAACTGGTATCACGACATCATTCAGATGATCAAGATGGCCACCCGCCGCGGCAGACCCATCACCGATCTGATCGTCGCCAATGACGTTGGCAACTTCCTGATGGAAGACCCTTGGATCCAGTACATGATGGACAATCGCCGGGCAGAGTATGGCTCCATTAACCCTGAGGAGCTGACCGAGTATGTGACCTCTCTGGGGCGCTTTAACTTCGGCGGCCGACGTTTGGAAATCTTCGTCAACGATGGCACCTTTGAGGACTTCACCGGCAAGGAGACCCCCTTCCTGGAGGCTGGCAGCGTGATCGTTACCGCCCCCAACTGCGGCAAGGGTCTGTACGGAGCCGTGACGCAGAAAGAGATGGACAACCAGTGGCACACCCACGCCGGCACCCGCGTCCCCAACCACCTGTCTACCATCGTCCCCCCTGCGGATGAAACTGTGGTGTCCAGCCGGCCTCTGCTGCTGCCCAAGAACACCTCCCCTTGGACTTCTGCCAAGAAGGTCTTCGATTGATCGGACAGAGGAAAGGAGATCGCTATGATCCAGATTAAATCCGGTACCTGCGGCACATCGCAGGGATATAAGACCCGAGCAGATGGCGAGCTGTCGCTTCCAATCTCCGAGGAAGCCCGGCTGGTCGCTCGGGGAGCAGCTGAATATGTTATGAGGCCCATCAAGGGCAACCTTACCGGCGTTGCAACGACCGCTGGCGGCGGTTCTGACAATACCCCGAGCGGTAACGAGGGTGAGGACGGATGCCCCGCAGAGGGCGCAGAAGAGAGCTTTACCGACCTGATCGACACCCTCGACATCGTGGACGGTCATTTTACCAAGGAAAGCCTGATGAAGATGGGGCGCAAGGAGATGGAGGATCTGGCCGAAGGGCTGGAGGTCGATGTAAGCAAATGCCGCAACAAGGGCGAGATCGCTGACCTGCTGGCCGCGGTCGAGCTTCAGGTCGAGGAGGATGGCGGCACACCGCCGGACCTCACCACCGAGGAGCCTATGTAATGAGCGGCTTCAAGGACATGGTTGCGGCAGATAACCACAATGTATTTCTGAACATCGACGAGTTTGCAGAGCGGCGGACCGTGGAGTATGACGGAGAGCGGTATGTGGACATCCCCATCGTCATGAGCGGCCTGAAGGAGAAAGACCGGCGCCAGCTGATGAGCGATCACCTGCAGGGGCTTTATCTTGTGTCCTCGGTGCTGCACTGCGCAGCGGCTGATCTGGGCGGTAACCAACCTGAGAAGGGCAACCGCATTCGTATCAATGATACAGAGGGCGACGGAGGATTTTTCAAAGAATTCTACGTTGCCTCTTCTGTCTGCGAAATGGGGATGCTCCGCGTAGAACTGGAGGCGATTGACGAATGAGTGATATTTCGTCTTCCGATGTGCGCCGCACCGTTTACGCCGGGTTGACGGTAGATGTTGCAGAGGAGAGCCTCGGGAAAGCCAACAGGCTCCTGGCAGGCATAACCGGCGGCGTTTACAAGGCCGTTGGCAGCGCACTCACCCGCGCGGCCGCGTCCGGTAAGACTGCGGCAAAGAAACCCATCACTCGGGAATACTCCATCAGCACCAGCATGTTCTTGAGGCACACCCGGAATATCAACCATTTCGTCAGAGAGTCCGGCGGCGGTATTTCCGTCGTATTCGGATTTGCGGGTAATGTGATCCCGCTGATGCATTTCAACACCCGCACGGGTGGAGATGGCCATATCGTTACGCAGGTAAAAAGGTCTGGAACAGCTGAAACGCTGGACCAGGCCTTTGCTGCACAGATGGGCAAGCACCGCGGCGTGTATGAGCGCATCGGCGTTGAACGATTTCCTGTCCGAGAGCTCTACGGCCCTGCCACACCGCAGATGATGTACTCCAACGAGGATGTGCTGGACGAGATTGAGGAGAAGATGGCCGAAACCTATGAGAAGCGCATCGACCACGAGATCCTGCGCGTTTTGAACGGCTGGGGGAGGTAAAGCGCCGTGACCAAGAATATTCTGTTGGAAAAATTGAAAGCTGCCACCGAGGAGGCGACCGGAGACATCATCATGCCGGTTGCCGCCCAAAGGGGCGATACGGAGCCGCCCAAGCCGAGGGCAGCTGAGGTTTATAGGGCCCGGCTCCCAGACAGCCGTTCGGCAAAGAAAAAAGCCCCGTATATCCTGCACCAGATCATAACGGGAAAGGACATACAGCCATCAGGAGAAAAGTCCTCTTCCTCCACTGTCGTCCGCTCCATCTTCTGCGTGTACAGCAATGATGAGCAAGAAGGCGGTCTGATGCTCTTGAACTTGATGGAGCGGCTTCGGATCTACCTGCTCGAGCATGTTGTGCTCGGAAAGCAGTTTGAACTGGATCTTGAAGCCGGAGTAGAAACCCTTGTCTATCCCGATGACACCGCGCCCTATTATGCCGGAGAGATGATCTCTACCTGGTCGCTTCCGGCCGTCGAAAGGAAGGTAAATCTATGGTGAAGAAAAGCACCGAAAGCGCAAAGCCTGTCGCCGCAGCTGGCGGTGGCTACTGCTGCTACATCGGCCCGGGGATTCCGGGCATGGTTCGTAATGGAGGTGTTTTTAGGGGCTCCCTGAAGGACGCCTGCGCGCAGGCAGAAGCGGCCATTGAGGCCGAGCCGCTGGTAAAGACTCTGATCGTATCCAGCGAGACCCTGCCGGGAGACCGGCTGAAAGTAAAGACACCCGGCAACGCCCTGTATGTCAACTACAGACGCATCGCCGGGAAGAAGTAAGGAGGGATTGAACCATGGCTAATCCTGGTGTTCATGTCTATGAAAAGGCAACGGCGGTGAGCACTCCTGTCACTGCTGATGTCGGCATCCCCTTCGCAGTTGGCGTTGCGCCGGTCCACGCGGCCACCAAAGCCGCAAAGGCAAATGTCCCTGTCCTTGCCACCAGCTGGGACGAGGCTGTCGAGAAGCTGGGCTTCTCTGACGACTGGAAGTCTTACCCTCTGTGCGAGGTCATTTACTCTCACTTCCAGTTGTTTGGCTGCCAGCCGGTGGTTTTCTGCAATGTGCTTGACATCGAGAAAATGAAGACAGCTGCAGAGGCCAAGGACTTCACGGTGATTGACCATAAGGCCGTATTGCCGTTCGGAATGATCAACGACGACACGCTGGTCGTGATGAGCGACAGCAGCAAGCTGGTGAGGGACGAGGACTACTCCGTTCTGTACGATGAAAGCGTTATGAACGGCAACGAGAAGGGCGCCTGCATTGTGGAGCTGCTGTCCGGCGGCTCTGCCTATGAGGCGACTACACTGAATATTGCCGGAAACACGGTGGACCCTGCGGCACCCAAGGAGGCTGACATCGTGACCGGCGTGGCCGAGATCGACGCCTGCATGAACCGCGTCGGTGTGATCCCGGACCTGATCATCGCCCCCGGCTGGTCCCACCTGCCCGGCGTAGCTGCGGTGATGGCCACCAAAGCCGCCGGCATCAACGGCCTGTTCCGGGCCAAGGCGCTGATCGATGTAGACTGCGGCGCGTCTGGCGTCAAGCAGTATTCTGACCTCGTCGCCTATAAGGCAAAGAACAATCTCGTTGATGAAAACGAGATCCTTTGCTGGCCTCAAATGAAGCTCGGAGAGCGGCAGTTCCACATGAGTACACAGCTGGCCGGACTGATGGCTCAGGTCGACACCGCCAACGGCGGCATCCCCTACGAGTCCCCCAGCAACAAGAACTTCCAGATGGACACCTGCTGTCTGGAAAGCGGCGAGGAGATCAGCTTGACCTTTGAGCAGGCGAACATGATTTCCAGCTACGGCATTGTGACTGCGCTGAACTTCATGTCTTCCGGCTGGACCTGCCGCAACAACTATACCGCCTGCTATCCCGGCAACACTGATGTGAAGGACTATTTTATCCCCGTGTCCAGAATGTTCGACTTCGTAGCAAACACGCTGATCCGCACATTCTGGGCCAAGCTGGATAAGCCAATGGTCCGGCGTCTGATCGACACGATCCTGGACACCTGCAACATCTGGCTCGGCGGTCTGGTCGGCTCTGAGTATCTGCTGGGAGCCCGTGCGGTCTTGCTGGACAGCGAAAACCCGCTGACCGACCTGATGAACGGCATCATCCGCATTCACATCTACATCACCCCGCCCAGCCCCGCACAGGAAATCGACTTCACCCTGGAGTACGATGTTGCCTATGTGACTGCGGCGCTGGCAGCGTAAAGGAGGGAACCGAATATGAGCAAGCAGCCTGAAGCCTATATTGACTTCGAGGTGTATGAGGACAGCGTGAATTTGGTCGGAGTGGCGAAGGTCACCCCTCCTGACGTCGAATTCCTGACCGCCTCCCTCACTGGCGCCGGCATTACCGGCACTGTTGAAGCCGTGCTGATCGGCATGGTGAACGCCATGACCACCACCCTCAATTTCCGCAGTGTCACCGATGCCGCAACCAAGCTGATGTCCCCGAAGAAGCACCAGTTGGATTTGCGGGTGGCTGAGCAGTATTGGGACACCGTGAATGCGGAGAAGGAAGTCTGGGCTGACAAGTATGTCCTGATCGTCGTCCCCAAGAAGACCTCGATTGGTGAGATTGCCCCCGCTTCTGCTGCCAATGTGTCCGGCGAGTACACCACTTACTACTACGCCGCCTACAAGGATGGCAAGCAGCTTTGGGAGATCGACCCCTTCAACCAGAAGTGCGTGGTCGACGGAGTCGACTATCTGGCCGACGTCCGAAAGGCCCTCGGGAA